TGTACTAAAGAAGGCTCTAAGCGACAAGAACTGGATGGCACAAAATGGTGACCGCCCAGTTGTCAAGGCTATGGCTACATACCTTGATGCCCGCGACCAACTTGCTTCCATACTTAAACAGCGTGATGCTGCTGGTGGTTCTGCAATGTTATCGGCTCAAAGCAATAAAGATATTGTTTATGTACTTGACCAAATCAAGCAACAACTAATTGCTGAAAGCCCAGAGTTTGAACAATTCCTAAATCGTTACTTCATCAATGATACGGTGGTAGTTTAATGGCAACAGACAAAAAGCCTAAGACAGAATCAGGCACACCTGCTGGAACAGGCAAGCCTGCTGGTGGTGTAGACCTTGCAGCGCTTCTTGAGAAGTACGCCACTATGGGTGGCAATGTACCCAAGGGTCCACAGTTTACTGCTCAAGATGCTGAGGCTTATGTCCAGAACATCTACAACCAAATCCTTGGTCGCAATGCCGTAGGTGCTGAACGCACTAAGGCTATCAGCATGTTCCTTAACCAGCCTACCCAAACAGATGTTGCTGGTCGTCAGGCTGCAGTTACCGAGATGGTGCAACAGACCCCAGAGTTTCGCACACAGCAAGAGAACCGTTACCTAGATGCTATCTATAACGAGGTATTGCAGGATGTTAGAAGGGCGAAGGCAATTTAAATGGCAGAGCGTTATTCTAAAGAATTTGAAACTCCTGAAGAAGCAGTAAGGGTTATCGGCACTGCCATTTATCAAAATGAGCAGATTATTAAAAGTTCTAAATCAACCAGCCCTGAGTTCAAAAAAGCAAAAGCAGCGCTAGTTAAACTTCGTGCTGAGTTAAAGAAAGCCAGCGATGCGGTAGATGCTAAGCGTGCTGCTGATAAAAACAAAAAGCCAGTAGTAAATGCTGCAGATGCTAAAGAACAGTATGAGCGCGAGGTTGCTCTTGGACAGACACCTACCGCCCGCTACGGCGCGGATGGTTCATCTCTTGTGCCTGGAACTGATGCTTACTTCAAAGGTACAACCGACAAGCCATCAGCCCCTGTTAAAGCAACAACACCTACGGGCGATAACTACACTGGCTCTGGAACAAAAGACAAGCCACTAGAACTTAATGGCGCACCATTTACTGGCACCTACAAAGGCAAGAAGTATGAGAATGGAATCCTTGTAACAGAGCCAACTAAGACTGCTTCTGGTAAAGGTACTGGAACTGGCACTGGTACAGGTGATGGCGATGGTAAAGATAAAGAAGATAAAACTAAATGGGTTTCCTACCTACGCTTAGTATTTAATACTGTAGAAGATAAGCAGCAAAAGGCTCAGATTGATAAACTTTTTAACGATGCACTAAAGTTTGGTTGGAGCGAAGCAACATTCATGGAGAACCTCAAGGGTACTCAATGGTGGCAAGGCAACTTTGCAAGTTTCCGTCAGTTCATTCTAGAAAGCAAAGACCCTCGTAATGCTGGTACCTTTGCTGAAAAAGTCAAGAACAACATGGATTCCATTACTTCAAAGATTGAAGCACTTGGAATTGCACCGCGTTCAGTTGACCCACAAACAGGTAAAGTTATTGACAATAGCAAGTTTATTGAAAGTATTGCGCTAGAGGCAATCAAGAATAACTGGACTGATGACCAACTAGAGAACTACCTTTCCACAAAGAGCAACATAATTTTTACTGGTGGTGGAACCCTTGGCTCATACCTTGACCGTATCAAGAATACCGCCTACTTATATGGCGTAAAACTTGATGCCAACATGGAAAAGGCTATTAATACCTCTCTGCTTGACCCACTAGATGGTCGTGACTTTAACTACTGGACCAACAGTATGAAGCAGATGGCTATTGATGCTCCAGAAAATAAACCATTTGCTGAGTCGCTTAAGGCTGGTCGCAGCCTTTATGAAGTAACCACAAGTTACAGAAACCAGATGGCTAACTTGCTTGAGGTTGATTCTGCAGCCATTACATGGGATGACCTCATGGCTAAAGTTGTTGATAAAACAAGCGGTAATGCTCGTACATTTGCAGACTTTACTAAGGCTCTCAAGCAAGACCCACTATGGCAATACACTAGAAATGCAAAGGAAACCTATAGCGGTATGGCACTTGACTTGGCTAAGATGTTTGGATTCGCGGGGTAACCATGGCACTGACACCTGAAGAAAGACAAAAGCGCCTTGATGAATTAAAGGCTGAGCGCGAAAAGCGCATGGCTGAACAACTTGCTGCTCGTGCTGCTGCTAACCCTATGCAAAATCCAGCAATGCGCCCAGAGGCTCCTGCTGCTGATGGTGAGTTTGTTTACTATTATAGTTGGATTGGCGGAGCAACAACTGGTTCGTGGAAATTATACAAAACACCAGTTGACTCACCTATGGCAGCATCTGCTGAAGCACGCTCTACTGGTGGCAAAACACAACAAACTGGTATTAGTTCTGCTGGAGCAAATGTTGTTAAAACAGCCAGCACTGGAAAAGTTGAAGTTTCTCGCAAGACAAATCCTGATGGAAGCATCACTATTACCTACAGCGATGGCTCAACTTCTACTATTCCAGCCCAAGGTAGTGGAGATGTCTATAAAGGCTCAGGAAGTACTAGCGACCCATTAACTCTTAATGGTGTTCCATTTACTGGTACCCGCAATGGCGCTAGATACATAAACGGTGTATTGCAAGTAGATAGCAACAATAACCAAGGTGGCGCTACAACTGGTTCTGGTACAGCCTCTGACCCACTATTAGTCAATGGCAAAGCCTTTAATGGAATCCTTGGTGGAGTAACCTATGTCAACGGTGTAGCCCAATCAACAGGTTCATCTAATACTGGCTCTAACACACTAACAGCAACTGATATTGAAACCAAAGCCCGCCGTACTGCACAGCAGGATTTCAAGGCAGCCCTTGGTGAACTTGGTCTAGCAGACTTGGCTGAAGAAGTTGACAACATGATTAAGCAAGACTTTACTGTTGCTCAAATTAAGATGGAATTGCCAAAGACTGCTTCTTACCAACTTCGTTTTCCTGGCATGAAAGCCTTGCGTGATGCAGGTCGTGCCATTAATGAAGCAACTTATATCTCCAATGAGAAGGGTTACCTTCAGACATTGCGTGCCTATGGTTTAGATACCAACATTCTTGGTAGCCGTAGCGCACTTGGCACATACATAGCCAATGAAGTTTCTCCTCGTGAGTTTGAGGAGCGAGTTAACCTTGCCTCAACACGAGTTAATGAAAACCCAGAAGTACTAGAAACATTTAAGTCATTCTATCCAGAGGTTGATAAAAGCGGTGTTATTACATACTTGCTTAATCCAAAGGCTGGAATGGCAGTTATCAAGAAGCAAGTTCGCACATCTGAAATTGGTGCTGCTGCTGCCTCTGCTGGATTTGCTCGTGACCTTATGGGCATCAGCAACATTGAAACTCTACTACCAGCAGTTGGTGAAACAGCCTATGCTGGACTTAGAACAGAGTTCCAGAGAGCGCGACAACTGGCACAAAGCCAACGCCGACTAGCACAGATTGAGAATCAATCATATAGCGACCTTGAAGCAATCGGCGCTGTTGTTGGCGATGATGCAGCCAAGATGCTTGCTTCTGAGCGCCGTGCTGCTCGTGAGGCAGCCCGCTTCAGCGCACGCGGTGGCGTTACTGGCGCATCGCTTGCAGGTCCAACAGCAATATAAAGAATCCCCACCCTGACCGACCAGCCCAGGGGGGTGTATAAGTCTGGCAGCAATAGCCAATTTGGTTTCCCCGAATCAAGTTGTGGATTGCGAATACAACTAAAACAAAGGGAGATAGGTAGATGGCTACCAATTACGAATACGATGACGAAGATGACGACACTACTACAGATGTTGTCGGACAACTCCGCAAAGTAAACCGTGCGCTTGAAAAGCGTGCAAAAGAACTAGAACAGGAGTTGAGCGGTCTGAAAACTCAGACCCGTCAGCGTACTGTCAAGGATGTACTACAGGCTAAGGGATTAAACCCAAAGATTGCAGCATTTATCCCACAAGATATTGATTCCTCTGAGGAGGCAATCACTAACTGGGTAAATGAATATGGCGATGTATTTGGAATCCAAACTCCATCTGAGGAAAAGCCTGCAGCAAAGAATCCAGAAGTTATGGCACAAGCAAGAATCAATAACATCGCTGCAACTGGCACTGCGCCAGATGTAGATGAAGATGCGTTTGCAAAGATTGCTGGAGCCAAAACTAAAGAGGATTTAGACGCACTCCTTGGTTTGAATTAACTAACCCATACATCAACCAATCACCAGGAGGTGAACCCACATGGCATATACCGACACCTCGGCGCTCGCTGGTCTAGTAAAGACAGCGTATGACCGTTATGTTGAATTTGCCCTCCGCGCTCAGCCGATGATTCGTGCTGTTGCGGATAAGAAGCCTGTACAACAGGCTATGCCAGGCAACTCCGTTGTATTCTCACTCTACAACGACTTGGCAGCAGCGACTTCTACGCTATCTGAAACAACAGATGTAGATGCAGTTGCACTTAACAATGTTGATACAGTTTCCGTAACTCTTAACGAATACGGCAACGCATCACTTGTTACCCGTAAACTACAGTTGTTCTCACTCTCAGATGTTGACCCTGCAGTTGCAGACATCATCGCTTACAACATGGCTGACTCTCTTGACACAGTGGCACAGAATGTCCTTGTCCAAGGCACCAATGTTATCTACGGTGGAACACGCACATCCACAGCAACAATCACAGCATCAGATACCATTGATTCTGCAGACCTTCGTAAGGCTGTTGCTAAACTCCGCTCCAACAAGGCTGTTCCTCGTGCAGGAAGCCTCTACTGGGTCGGTATTCACCCAGAAGTTTCACACGACCTCCGCGCCGAAACAGGCTCGGTTGGCTGGCGTGAATCGCACCTACACACCGATGCTTCACTCGGCAACTTGTTTGCTGGTTCCATCGGAACATACGAAGGTGCCTTCTACATTGAAAACCCACGCATGTACTCTGCTAAGTCAGGTG